AAAAAACTTTGTCATTCCCATTGCTAATGCATTTCTAATTTTCATTTGTTTGGTCATACTGTATATATTATACAGTAAAAAATAAAATGTTAAGAGTGGTGTTATTGTTGGGCTAATTGCTGTGGTGCTGCACTTGCCGCTGTAGCATCTACTGCTGCTTGTGCGTCTGTTGCTCCGTCTGCTGGAGTCTCATCGTCTTGTGCTCCGGGAACATTCAATTCAATTCCATCTGCGTTAAAGTTCTTAACTAGATTTTGGATTGCTGGTGAACCATCGTACATCGCTTTGAACATTTCATAATCTGTCATTAGTGACGCATCGTTGGATTTAAGTATTTTATTAAGCCCTGCCCAATTCATCTTAGCAGGTACTTTCTTAGCAGATGCTCTGCCTATAAGATTTTTTAATACAATGATATATCTATCAATCATCATGTCAGGAGCAAACTCGGTAAATCTCATTACTTAATGCTCGCTAGTTGTTTTTGTAAATCCATGATTTCTTGTTGTTTGGCTTTGATAGCATCTTGCAATTCTTTCTTTCTATTCTGCATGTCAAGTGCTTGCTGTGCCATCATCTTGGCTTGCGCTTGTGGATCAGTAGCAGGTGCTTGTCCTGGAACTGCTGGTGCTGCTGGTGTAGGTGCTGCTCCCATTCCTGCTGCAGGAAGAGCATCTGTTAGTTCTTTGTCTAGATAGAACTCCGACAGTTTCATATTAACCTGCCAGTGTTTTTAATAAACGTGACTCGTAATTAATTGATTCGCGTGCTTCTCTACCGGCTGTTTCCATTCCGCCTGCTGCTGGTTCTGCTGTTGCAAAATCATCTGTTGGTGCTTCTGCTGGTGCTTCTGCTGCTGCTGGTTCAGCCATGTCAGTTTCGCCACCTTCTTCAGGTTCAGCGCCAAGCATATCGCTTGAAGTTTCATCGCCTGCTAAAACGCCAACTGCGCTTGATAGTGTTTCACGTGTAGTTTTTAAATTTTCTAGTGCTGCTTGAATTGCTGGAGCACTTGATTCGATGAATGTCTTTGATTCTGCTTGACCAATTTCATCTCTAATTGAATCGCCTAATTGTAGTAATGTTTCGTTTTCCATTGAAGAAATCTCTTCAATGAAACGGCTCAATCTGTCAACCATAGTTTTTGCTGTAACAATAGCACTGGCTTGTTGGATTTCACCTTCTGTGACTTTAGTTTCCATTTCTTCTCCGGAGTTATCTGGTGTTTCTTCTGCTATTTCAAGACCTTTAATAGCAACTTCTTCTCTTTCTTCTAGCTCTTTGTTAATTGCATCAAGCATCCATTGTGCTTCGTGATATGTATCGCTTTCTAAGTTTTCATTAAACTCAGATGTACTTCTTGCTTGATGTAATTGTGTTCTAAGTTTGTTCCGTGCATCTTCTAATTTTGCGGCATCAAACGTAGAAAAATCAATTTTCTTGCCAAAAGCCTTGTGAATTGATTCATTCACCTTTGCTGCTTTAGTTTTAAATAGGTCTTGTGTTTTCATTGCTCTCTTCCCAGATGTTATAATATATTTATTCAAAAGCCTGTCAAAAGTTCTGCTCTCGACTTAGCATATAGTGCTTTTTCTTTTGCTATGTCGTATCTTGTCCACAAAATCTCTGCTCTTGCTTCGTTATTGTTATTTACCGCTTTATGGTAGTTATCCAAATGAAATTTGCTATCTAAAAAATATTTGCTATATTCTCTATCAATTGCGAATAATTGGGTAGTAAGGCTTTCATTTTTTCCACTTGCTAGATTGTTTGCTATCTTAATTGCAACGCAATTAAGTGATATTTCGTTAAACTTAACTACTCCGTCAACTACTATATCTTTTAGTGGGCCAGCACTCTTTATGAGTACGTTTCCTACTAGAATTCCTTCTGCTGTTCGGGTTGGCAGATGTATTCCGTTATCTATAAATTTCTTATAGACGGAGTTAACTAGTTGTTCAAAACGTTTTGATACTTCATTCATAAAAAAAGGCCCTTAGGCCAATATTTACTCTTTCTATACTTGTGAGTGTTACATCTTGAGTAGAATTGTAACTACTATTGAAAGAACTGCTGCAATCACAGTACCTGTAGTACCTATAATAACTTTTGTTAATCCTTTTTGTCCTTCTGTAATATCTTTATGAATGTGAGCAACCTTAACTTCTAGGTTATTCATACGTGTGTCTAACTGCTCGTAACGAAGAGCGCACAGGTCAACGTGTGCTTCTAAACTTTCTCTTTCTAAACTTGTTGTTTGGCTTTTTGCCATCTTTTGTTCTCCAAAACAAATCCCCTCTCTAGGGACAATTAGTAAACTTGTTAGTTGGCCTAATGTGTTTTTAAGATAGCCTAAATGTAATTAAATGTAATTGCCTATATGTTTATTTATCATTATTGCGTTCAAATAGTTTCCTAATAAGTCCTTTTATACCGCCTAATTCAACCTTAACTTCAACCATTTTATCTGCTGCCTTTTCGACCCTTTCAAACATATCCTTAATTACAAACATAACCCAGAACCACCATACAGCACACACACCAGCCATAATGCTTACGCCCACATAAACTAGGTTATGTGCTTCTATGTGTAATCCCCATAGTGATAATAGAAAGCCAAATATCATAAAAAAGATAGTGCTCATCATTATTATATTGTAATGTCTTTTGTTCATACTAATATTTACTCCTAGATGGCTAACGATAATACTACCAGTATATCTTTAAGATTCTTCAATCCAGATGTTTTGATCTCCGTTAAGAGTCATAAAACATGCTTTGGATAGTGTTTCTGTTTCTGTTAGATTTTTTATAATTGGAATGCCGTGCAAGTCTTGTTTCAATAAGCCAACAGGATCATCTCCTTTAGTAAAAGTATCTTCACGTTCAACTTCAAATTTCCAATGCCAATAGGCAATGTTGTTAGATACTGTTCGGATAGGATCTTTTGGCCATTGAGTATTTGCTCTCATGCCTATGCCTTGGACCAACGTATTAAAATTGTTTTGTTGGCCTTGTTTAATTTGATCAGGATCTGCTCTGTCGGGACTAGAGCGTGTAATGTCAATTATTGTTTTAATTGTGTAACTTGGCATAGTGACAGTATTTAGTGGTCATAAAAAAAGGGTGCCAACGAATTGACACCCTTTCCTTTAAGTAAAGTTAAAACTTACTATTAGCCAGATATTCCTGAGAATTCAGCAAGTAATGAACTTGTTACACCAGTTGTACCTGTACCAAAGTTTGAAGCAGCAGTAAATGCGCCTGTTCCTTGGATTGCAACTTGAACGTTGTCAGTAGTTCCACTTGTGAACACACCTGACTCAGTTAAAGGTTGAACACCAACTACTACGTGTGCATCGTTAGTACCAGCAACATCACCTGCTGCAAGGTATAACAAAGCAGCATCAAGTTCTGCTTGTGTCATGTTACTTTTAGCAAGGTTAATGATTCTAGTACGTCCAGCAATACCTTGTCCAGATTCTGCTCTTTTGTTGTCACCTAGTTCAGTAACACCTGTACCTGCGTTGTTGTAAGTTTGGAAGACTGAACTTCCGTTTGATAAATCAGCCATTATATTTTCTCCTCTGATAATGTTAACCCTTCTCCAGGGTCGCTATTTTTATTAGCACAAGTATTTATCCAAAAAGGGTTTTTTCAGGAGTTATGGTGTTTTTTTAGGAGTTTTTGACGGACTAATCGCTTTTAAAAGGTGTCCAACGGTCTCTTGGTACTAGTTTAACCTTGTCTTTGTTTTTAACATAGCCTTCTCCGCCTGGCTTGCCGCCTGTAGTGGAAACTACATCACCTTCAGCCTTATCAAGTTCATCAATGATCTCGTTCTTGGCTTTCATTAGTTCAGTTACAAGATAAAAGATATCTTTCATTACTTGTTCCTGTTCCTTAGCAATATTTAGTATCTTGTCTTGTTTGTTAGCAGATACCTTTGAATTTTGAAGCCAATTGAGGAAACTGTTTACATTCAAGTCTTCTAGTTTCTTAGCACGGCTCATTTGATTTATGTAGGTATAGAATATATTATTTAGGTCACTTAGTCCTGCACGCTTTTCAAAGAACTTAGAAATATTACCTTGTGCTTGATTTGCTACCTTTTCAATATTACCTAAGTTGTCAGCATTTACAGCAGGTGCTTTACTTACATACTGTTGTCCTAGTACTATAATTTCTGATGATCCATTGAACTGTTTTACATCTGATATAGGAGTTCCACTCTTGTCACCAAAGTATTGATAAGTGTTATGTGCTGCTACTGCTACTTTGCTTTTTGCAATTCGTCTTCCTAGATCACTATCTGCTCTTACATTATAAGTTACTTGGTTAGGTGTAAAACTAATACTGCCATCGCTGCCATCATATGGCTTTCCAGGATAGTATAGCAAGTCTGCATAAATGTATCCTTTAAAGTCTGCTGGTGTTGCTTTCTCAAATATAGGCCAAAGGTCAGCCATTTCGCCAGCGAATCTTTCACGCCAATCTTCATCCTTGCCTCTGCTCATAATAAACTTTTTAAGTTCTTCTGGACTTCCTGACTTGCCTTCTTCTCTACCCCAGTTGTTCTTACCAACTAGTCTAAAGGTTCCATCATCATCACGTCCCCAGTATAGTGTGGGATATCCGTCCCATTTAATAGCAACATCTGAACTGTCCTGTTCCATATCTTTAATGATTTGAACAGCACGTTTTGCTCCATCATCTGGATTAGTAAACACTAGATCTTCAAGGTGATTAAACTCTCTACCTACTGTTGCTTCTGTTAAAAATTCAAATGCTCTCATGATAATGTATTTAACCTATCTCTAAGTTCTTTACTAAAAACTCCTTCAACTCTTATGCTGTAATCAACCCTAGTTGTAGGCTTCCACCCACCATGATAATCATGATTATTCCAATAAAAACAAGAGCCAGGCTCCATACTAATTTTGTTTTGATTTTCATCTTCTATCCATAAGTTATTACTTCTACGAGGATCGCACCAAATAAAGTGTTCTTCGTGATCGTATATCTTATTAAACTTAAACTTATCATTGTGTCTTACTGTTTGCATATTAGCGTTTTTAAGTAGGATTACTATAGGTCCTAGTTTTTCAAATGGTAGTTGTTCAGCCCAACTTACAAGACTTGGAAAATGCTTAGATTCTTCAGTCCATTTACATGTGTAAGGATTTTCAACTTTGTTATCGTATGGAAAATATGTTTCATTAATATCTCTATCAAATTCTCTCAGCACCATATAGTGCAGCATTTCGAAAACATCATACTGATAAACTAACCATGTATGAAATTCAACCATATTAGTATCATATAGACTTTTTCCATATGCTAATAATTTTTCATCTGTTTCTTTTTCTTTCCAATAATTGAAAGCATGTTTTATATCTCCACCGAAACTATCAGCACTCCAGTATTCGTTGTGATTCTCAATACCGTAGTTTAATCTTTTCATAGAGTTTGCTTTTGCAAGACCATAATTTATATCCGGAACTAACTCTTGTAGTGCCGCAGCATTAACATAGTCGTCCATGCAGATGTAAGGCTTGCCGAATACACCTTTCATTTTTTCTTTCCGATTAGTTTCTTTTGTTTATTGGTTTTGTCCACATATGTTGCATGCGGAACGTTTAGATTCTTTTTACCATAGACATCGCCTATGGTGTGCATTTTTCCTGGTTTGTCAAATGCACTGTATCTAATATCTAGTACTTCATTTATTCTCATTTAACAACATCAATCATCTGTCTCATCCAACCAATTGTGCCTGGCTGAAAACTTTCTAATTGACCTTCCTTAGGAAGTTCTAATCCATCCTTTTCAAACGTTTCTCTTGCATCTGCTACAAGTTCCTCATAGTTAGGTAACTTCTTAATGTAACTTATAATGCCTTCCACGCTGTCCATAGTAGATGGAGTTGCGGTTTGTCCTAACAATGTTTTTGCTATTGCGTTAGGATCTTTAGTTATTAACTCGTTTGTTTCTCTGTCCATTAAACCATTATTTGCTGACCACTTCATATCTTTAGTTTTCGCTATGCTGGCAAGCAAGATGTGTCTGTGTACCCCTTTAAATGGGCTACCCTCACCGCTTCCCTGTAGGCTAAATTTCATCCATTCAGGATCACCAAACATAAGGTCTGTTTGCACAAACCCATTTGCTGGATCGCCTTTGATTGGAGTTTTGAAGTGAACCGAAATGCCTGACTTTCGTATCCACATCTTAGTGTTTTCACCTTCGTGATTCTTTGATACGTAATCTGCTAGTTTGCTTTCTAGATCTGCTTTAGTTGTTTTTGTTGTGTCAACAGCAACATCAATGTCTCCGCTGTCTGCTTTTTTGCCGGTAGTACCTAACATGTTATCTGTGAGCTCTAAGTCAATAATGCCTTCAAGCCACTGTAAGGTTGGTACAATGTCATTTTTTTGAATACGTTGTGTAGCAGGATTTCCTTCAGGATCTTTGAATATATTCCCACCTTCATTTAAAAGTTCGTTGCCCGACATTATTAGTCCTTTGATCTTTTAGACTCAGTTATTTTTCGTATGCCTCTATTAAATTTAGCGACATCAGAGCCCTTAATACTATTAATAAATCTTCTTTCTAGATCAAGTGCTGTTTGCTCGTCATACGTTTTGTGTATAAGTTCCATAAGGTTAATTGCACTATTAAGTATATTTGCCGCACGTGATTCTATTATCGCTTCAGAGTCTTTTCTGTCAGCAATTGCGTTGAGTTCTTGTAGAATTGATCTAGTTTTAATTTTCATATACTTCCCTATACTGTATTTAACCTTTTACGCTCATTATTATATACGGTGTGATATGTATTGTCAACCATTAACACCAGGTGCCAACATTTATTAAGCACACTGTTGCGAAAATAGCATAACAGTCTTTACAAAAAAACTGTTGATTTCTGCTCTAATAGGGGTTATAATAAAGTACGTTTATATAAATACACGTGAATAGGGCAGTGACACTGTACTATTCGACACACAGACACTGGGATAGACCGGGGCAACTTCACAATGCCTTATCACGGGAATGACGGTAGCAAAGACTACTGACGGTAGCAAAGACTACTGACGCCTAGAAAAGACTAGGGGTATCATGCTAACCATAAAGCATCCATACATCAAAGGAGAAAACAATGAACCACTTAATACGTGGTCTGATGTCTTGGGTGAATAGCGGGCCAACTAAAAGTTACCGCTCTGAACTACTGACTTGGGCCAAAACAGAATACAGCAATGACTGGGAGTTTGCATATAACTATATGCTTACACACAACGGCAGAGCACCAACATTAACAGAACTACACGGACCTAAATACTTACGTAAGGAGGCGGCTTAAATGCAACTCTGGAAGTTTATTAAAAAAATCTTCAAATCAAAATCTTGGGAGGAGCAGTATTTGTCTGCTGCTGTTGACCATTTTGATCTGGAACAACGCATCAGGAAACTGGATCGCAGGCAGGTCGGCCCGTTCGGTTTCAAAGACAACTATCATATCCGCAGATATTAACACACACAGAGGAGTATATTAACATGTTAATTTGGCAAAGACTAAAAAACTTTTGTGAAATGGCTGGCTATGCAAGAGCAGCATCACAACTTGCTACGCAAGGACATTACGCAGAAGCAGAAAAACTTATGCTTGAAAAAGCAAAGTTATCAAATAAACGTTCAGCAGCAATAGTACGTTTAGAAAAATGGCACGATATAAAATCTTCATATGATCCTGCAAGGCATTATATGAGAGGAAAGACAGTGGCAACTTGGAAAGGGAAGGCAGCGTAATGATTATTAAATTTTTTCATGCAGCAGTACCGTTAACTTTTATGTTTGGTGTGTTAATTTGTTTAATGGCACTAAACGGAATGTTTTGGGGAGGTGTATTATAATGAAAGGTTTTATTTTACACGGAATTATCCCAATGTCAATAATGATGCTTATCATGGTAGGGGCAGTCCTACTTGGTAATATTCATTACATTTTGTAAGGAGACTTTTATGAACACACTAAATTGGATGCCTTATACAGACGAAGAAGCAGATTATCTTTCTAATCCAAAACCTAAATCCAAATAAGAATAAAGGCTCGAAAGAGCCTCTATTCACCTCTTGACAATACTAAATAAGAGTGTTATAGTAATATAACAGTTATAGTAATATAACGTAAACACACATACACACAAAGGAGAACCAGTATGAACAAGACGTTTAAAGAAGGTATCGAAAGTGGTGCCGAGCAGTTAGCACAATCAGTGCGTGAAACACTTCCAAAAGTACAGTTTAATAAAAATGGTTACGAGATTCGTACCAATGTACTTGATATGGCTAAGTCATTTACAGAGTTTAGTTATAGCAATAAATGGATAGGGTGGGAAGTAACTGCCAAACGTGATGAGAAGTCAGGGCAAATTATCAACAAAGTTGATATGCCTGAGATTCCAGGAGTAGACCAAGTATTGGAAACTGCTGAGAAGTTCTACGACTTCATCAACACTACCAAAAAATAAACAAGACATATTATAGAGTTCCCTATTCGGGATGAAGCATACAAAACACCGCATAGCGAAATAATAAAGTCATGGAATGGGGTGTTAGTCAAAAACAGGCTAACACCTTTTCTATTGGTTGACAAACACAACAGTAGATTGTATAATACGAATATGAAAACAAAAAAAATTCTTAAAGGTTTAGGATTGTGGACACGCAAACAGGATTTATTAGATCAAATATTCTTTGGTTTAACAACTGCGGCTTTATTGCTGTGCCTGCTTGTGTTGATAAGCATTTTTCAATAGACAGAAAGGTAACAAGATGAAAGATAAAATTATACTGGTAGATGCAGATGGTGTCTTACTGGATTGGGAATGGGCATTCAACGTATGGATGGGCGAACAGGGCTTTGAAAGAGTAAAGGGCTACCAGTTTGTTTATGATATGGGAGAACGATATGGCATTTCCAAGGAGCAGGTTAAGAAACTTATTAAAATATTCAACAACTCGGCACATATTGGATTTTTACCAGCACTGCGTGATGCTATGTTTTATGTGAAAAGATTGCACGAAGAACACGGATACGTATTCCACTGCATTACAAGCCTAAGTGAGGACAACAATGCAGGCAAACTTCGTAAAATGAATTTACGTAAACTGTTTGGCAAAACAGCATTTAAAAAGTTTGTCATACTAGGCACAGGTGACGACAAAGACGAAGCACTTGCTGAATACAAGGATAGTAACTGTTGGTGGGTTGAAGACAAATCAGAGAATGCACTAGCAGGATTACGTGCAGGACTTAACCCCATACTAATGGAACACGGACACAATATGAGTTTCAAACACGAAGAAATTAGTAAGGTTAAGAACTGGAAAGAGATTTACGATCTTGTAACTTCTTCCACAGGTATCTAGCAACTACCCAAACTTCACACACTATTACGGTAGGAATGAACACAGGCAAGGTGCTGTTACCACCTAACAGTTCCTGCAGTTCTCTATTATTAAGAAAACTACCAAGTATAGCCACTATTAACATTTGTATAAAAAATGCAACAAAGAATGCCATAAACATTCTTGCCACTATTCCAAAAGTTTGTTCACCGGGCATCTACTAGATTCTCCTTGAATATTTCCCAAGCACGTTCCCAACTCCAACGTTGGCTTACTGCTTCGACGCTTACCCTATTCAGATCAAGTGCCTTGCGAACAGCAGTTGCTAGATCCTCATCCATTACGCCTGTGTCTGTATCTATAACATCAAGTGGTCCTTGAACAGGATAAGCCGCAACAGGTGTTCCGCATGCCATTGCTTCAATCATTACCAAACCAAATGTATCCCAACGACTAGGAAACACAAATACATCTGCTTGCTGATAGTAGTGAGCAAGTTCTGCACCACGCTTGGCTCCAACAAAATTTACATTAGGATAGCGTTTAATATATTCTTTAAGCATAGGACCATCGCCTACCTGTATCTTTTGGCAGTTGGGGAAGTCTATCTCATAGAATGCTTCGAGATTCTTTTCCTTGCTTACACGACTTACGTTTAGCAATATAACTTTATTACGTGTTTCGTGTTTTGCAGGTTTGAATGTTGACCTATCCACACCACGTGTCCAAGGCACGACATTATCTCCGAAGCCGTGGCTCTGTAGTTCTTCTACCATTGACTTTGTGGTTGTCAATACAGCATTTGAGTTAGAATGAAAC